CGGCTTCGCGTTCAGCTTCAAGTCTTGCGGCTTCTTCTGCTTGACGTTGAGCTTCTGCTTCTGCCTCTGCACGTAAACGAGCTTCTTCCTCAGCTTGACGTCGAGCCTCTTCTTCCGCTTCTCTCTGAGCACGTTCTTCGGCTTGGCGTCGAGCCTCTTCCTGTGCGGCACGGATACGAGCGGCTTCGCGTTCAGCGGCTACCCTTGCGGCTTCTTCTGCCGCACGTTGGCGTGCCTCTTCTTCTGCACGGAGTCTAGCGGCCTCTTCTTCCTCTCTTCTACGTTCGGCTTCTTCCTCAGCAATGCGTCTAGCCTCTTCTGCTCGACGTTGCTCTTCCTCTGCTCTTCTACGTTCGGCTTCTTCAGCGGCTACTCTCGCGGCTTCTTCAGCGCGTTGTCTGGCCTCTTCTTCGGCTCTAGCAACAGCTTCAGCTTCCTCTGCGGCGCGTCTGGCCTCTTCTTGCTGTCTACGCTGTTCTTCTTCGGCTCTCCTACGAGCGGCTTCTTCGGCGGCTCTACGTCTAGCTTCTTCCTCGGCTCTAGCACGAGCTTCTGCTTCCGCACGAATACGTTCCTGTAACTCTCTGTCTGCTCTGTCATCTTGAGGTGGCGCAGGAGATGGTGCAGGGGTAGGTCGAATAGGTGCTTGTTTCGGCGGAGGTGCCTCCTTCACAGGTGCCGGAGCTGGCGCAGGAGTAGGAGTAGGAACTGGAGCTGGCCCGCCGGGAAAATTAGGTGTTCTGCTAGGATCAAACGTAGTAGGACGTGTAGGTAACGAAGGTGCTGGTGCTGGCGCGGGAGCAGGCTGTTTTGTAGTAGGTGCAGGCTTTCCGCCTACCGGCTTTGTAGTAATCCCAAGACCGGGCGGTCTATTTGCACGCAGGTACCCCAGCGCCGCAGTAATGCTGGGAAACTCTTTTGTGCCTACGTAATACGCCATACGATACCCAGCCGTTATGTATTGCTAACAAATGTTACCGCAACCGATGCGGATGTAACAGCGGGGCGGGGTGAGGAAGCGGCGCTTGCGTTAAGTGAAACGTTTACATCATCCGTAGCCCAAAATATTTCTATGTAATCGTTAGCGGAAAGCGCTAATGAACTGTTCCAGTTGGCTATATCTTTGTTACCAGACCCTGCAATAATGTACTCGTGTGCACTGTTAATCTGTGCCGTACCATTTACTACCAACCAAATAGACACAATTTTAGAAGCGCTGTTTGTAGACTCAAGTTGCAGAGTTGTTTTTACGTGGTACACCCCGTCGTTACTAACAGTGATACGAGAGTTACTTGCAACAGTAACTGCACTACTAGCACGTGTCGTATTAAACGTAACTGCATAGCCTGTATTAGGGTTTGCCGCTGTTTGGTCTACAGTGCTGTAAAAGACACCGTACGGAAAATGAAGGAATCTACCTCCACTATCGGTACTGACTAAGTTATCAAACGCATTTATAAGGCGCGTAAAGAACAACCGCAGAACATTACTGTTCTGATCCATAAATGGGCGGTCGTAAGTTTCGGTTGCAAGAGGCAACGCAGGAGGAGCAGGACGCTCTAATTCGTTAGCCATCAGCGCCTCCCGTCAGGGCGCATGTCCACTCGTGGTGAACCTAACTGCCATCGAACTCCAAGAGAATCTGATTCAACTTTGATAGACATCTGACGGCCACGCACGCGCGTGTTTACCTGTCCTGTAAACTTCTCAATAGGCACTGTAGCCGTACGTGTTACCGTACCAGAGTTGGACCCTCCCTCAGATGTAGGACTGTTATAACCCGAACCAGAGTTAGCCAACGGCAACAGACTCATAGTGGCATGAGGATCGTCCGTCGTAGAGCCATCAAACGTCATGTCCGGCATCAAGCGCCAAATAAACGCAAACCGATCACCGTCATCTATATCAAACTGCCCAGACGTGATAGACGCTGAAATCGGCACAGGTGTGCCTGTCTCGTTGTCGTCGGTGCCGAACTCGTGGTTGGTCAAGTTGTATGTATATGAAGCCGCTAGTGGGTAGTCACGCAGTCCAGAGTCAAGCCACGCTGTACGCGCCATTGTGCCGTAGTACCACGTCTTTTCGAGGTAGTTGTAGACGACATATCGGTCGATTGTTTGGCTGTTTTGTGAACAGTAGAACCACCATATCTCGTGGAATGCTTCGTTTGTCCCTGCAAATACTTGGTCGTACTGCAACTCGTTAAAGTCGTTAAATACAAACCGCCGAACATCACAAGGTAGTGTTTGCGTGCGTCCGTCGTAGGAATAGAACTTGTCTTTGCCCATCCAATAGGCAACACCACCAGAAAATCCAACGGCATTTTGAGAGGCAATAGAGGTGTTATCGCCCACCAACTGCACGCCCCACACGATCGGCGCACCTTGGTACTGAAGTGAGTAAAGAGAAGAATCAGTCCAAACAAGCACCTCTTGGCGTGACTGTTTAGCCGTTACGATCTCTGTGCCTTTGGATAGTCGCAGGTCACCGGCTTGGTTTGTAGTGGCTGGCGTCCAGTTTGCGGGGTCTTCTTGGTCAGACCACCGAATCAGCATAGGGTCGAACGTTGCAGAACCTAACGGGTTTGCGCCGAAACAAAAGACGAACCGGCTAACGTCGGACACAAGAATAAAGTTCTGTTTAGAGGGTACGTTCGACGCACCTGATAGCGTGTTTAGATATACGGCACGAGTCTCTACGCCGTTGGTTGCATCCCAGTAGAAGATGTCACCACCTCGTGGCCCAAATATCAGGTCTTCACCAAAGTTAGACTGGCTCCAGAGGCGGATGGCTTCGGTCGATGTGCCACCGGTACCCCATACACCAGCGCCCCATGTGCCACCACCCCAACCGGTCAGAGGCACTTCGTAAGGCTCACCTGTACGTATCTGATACGCACCAACCACTGAAGACCCGCCGTTACCTGTGTCGGACGCGTTTGCCGTAGCTGTGGCTGTTATGGTGTAAGAGTTAGCATCTGGAACTGCTACGATCTGGTATTCCGCATTCAGCACGCTAGCCGTAATGTTACCGCCTAGTGTTACCGCGCCACTAAACGTAACAAAATCTCCCTCACGTGCACCGTGGCCGGTATCAGTTACTGTCAGTGTGGTTGACCCGTTAGTAGCCGCAAAGGTCACATCACCAGCGGCGGTGGTCTCTCGAATCGGCGTAATGTCGTTGTATCCGCCACCTTGCTCTAAATAGAACTTGAGGTGCGTGCCTACGCCAATGAGGTTAATGCTTCCAAGCGTTATCCAGTTGGATAGCGAACGGCATACGCCCTGAAAGGTAGACACAGAGATACGTTCCCAGCCACCAATCTTTTCGGGGTACCCTTGCCGAAATCGTACCTTGTCACACTCATACCAACCAGCTTCGTTAGTGTATCGTGTTACCTCACGATTGATTCCCGGCTTGAAAGCTAATTTTTTTAACGCCATATCGCACCTATAGAGTGTCACCAAATACCGGTGGCAACGTGGTTACTTGTATAGATACGCTCTCTTTTAAGTTAAGAGGTTGACCACAATCTGAACAAGTGTCGGCTTCTAGCTCGGCTTCGTCAAGGTCATAGCCGCAATGAGCACAAACAACTTCTACTGTGTGTGTTGGCTCAGTGTTACCATCGATGTCTCTCGCCTGAACAGTATTACGCATACCCTTCTCCGTATCGACCAGTACGGATCATTTCGCAAACCTCGTCGGCGCGTGATCCTACCTGCTTGGCCCAACGCGAATCGTAAAATTCATCGGCGGCTTTGGGATAGTCTCCTGCCTCCATCGCCGCTAAAGCATTCTTAAAACCTAGCAGACGCGTCATACCTAGATTAAAACACAGGTTAACAATGGCGTCTTGACGCACGGGATCAAGGTCCACGAACCACGACAGTGCGATCAACTCTTGTTTGCACCGTTTTATGTCGTTTTCAAGGAGGTAGTCTATCTCGTCATCAGATAGACCTAAGCCATTGTTTTGACTGATGTTTCTACCCACACCGATAGTTTCAAAACCAGCCGGACACAGATAGCAAAACTTCTTTACACCTTCATGGCGCTTTAATTGTGCAACGAGCTTACTCATAAGTCAGTCCTGTTTCTGAGACGCACCAAAATAGAACGATACGACTGCGGAAACAAGACCGCCAAGGTAACCCAAGATCAAATTAATAAGTTCCATAGACGTCGAACCGGGCGGCTCGATAACGATAAACGCACAGAAAGAACAGAAAAATAGGACCATGATTAGCCCAATCGTTCGCGCTGTCCAGTCTGTAGAAAAGTTAGAGCGTGCGTCCTGAATGTCTTTAGTTTCAAGCGCAAACACGTCTACTTCGAGTTCCTTCATGCGGACCTCAAAGTCTAGTTCAGCCTTTTTAATTTCAGCTAACTGCTCAGGTGTAGCCTGCTGTAAAGCTCTCTCCATTTTTGCCGGAACTGGATCGCAACCAAGCACATCTGCCAACATGGACGCCGCCGCACCGCCGACAGGACCGCCCAAAGCGGCTCCAAGTGTAGGAGCCAGTGACCCCACTAACCCTTTTACTTTGTCAAAATTCATCTGAAATACTCCGCCGCGCCAATAACTGCAATCAGGAAGGGGTAGATTGCGAGGATCATACGCTCTAGTTTGTTAAACCGCTCGTTACCTTGGTCCAACCGCTTTTCAATGTTTTGTCGTAGCAGTTTGCACTCGGCTTCATGTATTTCAATGCGCTTGAGCGCTTCTTCTGCTGTGTCCATTAGTTACCGCCTAAAGGATTTGTTGCGTCTATTGCCGTCCAAAGGTCATCCATATCGCGCTCAAAACGCTTGAGACGCTCATCTATTGTAGATAACGCATCTAATTTACCAGAAACACGTAGCTCTGTTTCGGATGATGTTTTCTCTACTGTACTGATACGATCGCGTAAGTCCAGTAGCTCTTGCTGTGCATCCATAATTTGCACGAGGTTAGCGCCAAGTTCTGCTAGCTTACCTTGCAGATTCTCAACATCTGCCGCTGTCATAGCCTGCTCCATGTTCGACAGTTTGACGTCCATCGCTTGCAGTCGTGTGGTATTTGATTCTCTAAGGTCATCGAACCGCGTAGCCAAACCTTCTGCTTGCGCTGTAGCCGCGATCACCGCTTCAGACTGTTCGTTTAGTTGTGCGAAGAATTGAGACGCCGCCCAGATTCCGCCCCCAATTGTTGAACCAAAAGTAAGCACAATAGCAATCCAAACGCCCTTGATGGACGTCCCGCCGACATTAACTTCTAAATCTTCAAGGGCCACCGTTCAAGCACTCCTCTTGGTTTTCAGCGAACCAACACCCTCCCTCGGGGCTCGTGGTCCAAAATTCTTGTGTTTCAGCACGTGTTAACACATCTTCTGCGGCAACAAAGTAGTTACCTACCTGCAAGCCTTGAATGGTGCTACCGCCGTCAAACGATACCCAAACGGCTTGTGTGTCTAAGTCAAAGAAAACAGACGCGGCCTCCTCAAAAGTCACGTTGTACTCTCTAGCCATATTATCTGCTTGATTCAGTAAGTTTTCATCATTAGCAACTGCCATGTACGCGGCGGCAACTTGTATTGCTTGTTCGGTGTTAGACAACGCGTCGTTGTAGGCTTCAATCTCTTCATCCTGTAACGTTACGTCGTTTGCACCCATGAACTCTTGTAAGGCCATAGCCTCGCGCTCATCTGCCGCTGTCTGTGCGTCCTGCGCCATTTCGTTAACAGTAGCGACCATAATGATGGTTTGTGCGGCTTCGACGTAGGCATCGATCATCTCTGACACAGTGTCCATTGCTTGATCGGCTTGGTCTTGGAAGTATTGATCCGCGTTGGGATCATAGGAGTAAGTAGCCGCTTGAACTGCGGCAACGGCGGCATTGTAGGCGTCTTGCTGTTCTTTAGATATGTGACCGTTCTCGGCCATAGCTGGAGCAATGTAGCCTTCTCCAGCATAGGATTCGCCCCCTGCAATCGTCTTGATGCCATAGGCAAACGTGTCACGAATGCTTTGAGAGGTGTTAACTAAATCGTCAATCTCGGTCGCGTTTAGTGGTACGGAAGCGATCGCTAAGGCTACCGCTATTAGACTCTTGCTCGCCGCTGTCATCGCCCCCTCCGGCTAAAAGCTCATCGTAAAAAGCCTTGTCCTCTTCATAATCGGGAATCCACATAGCTGGATTCTGTTTAATCGCTAGTACGGCATTCTTACCCACAAGTAATTTGCCAGACCGAATAATTGGGCATGGAGTTGCGCTCATAAACATAGCTCTCCATACCTGAGCATTTTGGCACATCAAACTGACAGAGGCCACTTTCATACCCATATTTGAGAGCGTAATCGCGTTTAATCTACGGTTGCACTCTTCATCTTGCCGATAAAGACCAGAAGACACGCCAAAACCTACTAACTGTACACCACCAGAAAGTGACTTAAGGCATGATTGCTGACCTGTGCTCATTAAAGAAGGAGAGACAGCAGTATTCGCAGGCATCTGTCTACCAGAGCCAGCACCGTTGTACGTCTTGTTGACGTTGTTATTGTTTGAGTTTGACGTGTTTAAGTCGCCCTCAATGTTTGTGTCATCCCCATCGCCATCAAAGTCTGGCTCGTACTCACCATCGTCCCTTACTGGCGGCGGATCAACCTCCGGTACGGGGTCTACCTCAGGTGTGTCCTGCCCGAAGGCAGGACTTGAGAGACTAATCAGCAGGGTCAGCAGACACTTCTTCGTAATCCTCATCGGTGATCTCCTCACTTTCAAGATCTTGTGCTAAGTCTTCGATAAACTTTGTGCGGCAAAATGAAAGCTGTTCTAAGTTGAACTGAGAATTGCCGATCTTTCGATCGAGATCATTGATGTGGTTCAAGAGCGCTCTTTGTCGATCTGTAAAATCTTCAAGGATGTACTCTTGGCCATTAACGGTGATTGGGGTCTTTTCGTCTTTTCCCATTTTCGTTACTCCAAGTTGTGGTTAAGGTTTATGAGGACCAAGGAACTCCGTCAGACTGGCTGGCGGCACGGTCAATTTGACCTTGTACTTTGGCATCACGGTCTGCTTCGACGCGAGCCTTAGCTTCGTCGGCAGTTTCGTCGCCTTCAATCAGACTGTTGTATACCCAACCGAGGACATCTGCCTCAGTAAGATCAGCATACGCAATGTAGTCTGGGCTTGAAGGGTCTGGCGTCAAACGTAGCTTGCCGCCTTCTGTTGCTGACTCTGGCCCTGAGTCGTTCTGAGCCACCATTGACCAGTACACGGTAATTACACCGCCGTCTGAGTCTTGGTGGACCATGTTTGATACTGACCAAGTGTTAGTGATTGCCATTTTGCTGTCTCCTTAAGAAAATACTGCGTTGCAGATAGTCTGCACGTTAGCAGGTTCAGACGACCAGTCGTCACCTGATTGAATTACATGACGGTGATAGCTTTGTGCAATCACAGCGCCGTCCTTTAGTACCTTAGTAGTCATGCGAACTTGTACAGAGGTGACAGTGTTGCCGTCCTCGTCCTGCGTTTCAACCACTTCAATTTTGTCTGCAACTTCTTCTTCAGTTAATGCCATTGTCTTTCTCCTTTAGTCCGTCTCAAGAGTCCACTTGAGATAATTAGGCTGTAATGTAAGTTAAAGAAATAATCAAAGCTAATCCGCTACTTAGTAAACTGTTCCAGTCATTACGAGTTAGTGCGGAAATACTTGTACCGTCTATCTCATGGAAGTATATGTTCGTAGTACCAGCACCACCTAACACTCCCAAGTTAGCTGTATCTGCAATAACAGAATACCCAATTGAACCTGCGGGATAGTGACCACTAGCTATAGTAAAAGGCAAACCTTGTATGTATTGCGTATCACTACTCGTTGCTGGAGAAATGTTTGAGATATAAAAGTTGACTGTAACCATTCTGCCAACTTTTGTGTAACTAGCGTGATTCACGGTTACTGTTGTTGTAGATGCTTGCCAGCTAGGAGTAAACGTCCCTTCTTCGTAGTCGTCTAGCGCACTGGCGGCGGCTGTATCTGTGCCAAACTTAAGGCCGTCTGCGTCAACGCGCAAACGCTGAGTGGTTGTTCCAGAAGAAGCTGTACTAATATTTAAATAAGCGCTATCAACCTCTCCATAAGTCACAGCGGCCACTGATACTAGGTCAGCATCACTGTTGTTACCAAACATGATCCTACCAACAGATTGGCTGTTATTAGAGTCATTTCTACGAATTTGTATGCCGTGACCACCACCAGAGGCAGGGGTTTCTATCTGAAGTAAGTCTGAGGTATGACTAGCAGTGTCTCCAATCAAGACCTTGCCGTTATAATCAATCCGCATCCTAGTGGCGATACTTCCAGAGATTTCTGTTTGAAAATTCAGATCTCCGTTTGTATCACTATTACGAGAAGCAAAAATGCGAGATTCTGCACCCCCTTCAGAAAGAGTAAGTTTGCCCGGATCACCCGCAACGCCATGTACGTGAAAAGCTGTTGAAGGTCCGTTTGTTCCCACTCCTACCCGATTATTCCCCGCATCAACAAAAAGCATATTAGCGTTGCTGTCAGACTCAACACGGAAGTCGTTGTCGTTGCCGTTTTCATTGAAGACAGCAGAGCCATATTGCTGGAAACTACTTAGCTGGCTGAAATACTGTATATCGCCACTAGGCGTTACTGTAGTCCCTCCAGTTGACCCCGCAACAATTCCTTCTTGTGTCTCAAAGCCTGCGCCGCCAGAAGATGACAAAATAGTAACTTCAATAGCAAGAGCTTGGTTGTCAGATACAGAGCGAGCCTGCAACTCCCATTGTCCTACTGAATTTCTATGAAGCTGTATTTTGTCGTTGTAAGGCCCGTAGATGTTCGCGTTATCTACAACCGATGTTGTCTTCCTTGTTACATTGGCTTGGTTATGCCAAACATAGCCGCTTGCGTTATAAGCGCCATAGTTAGATCCGGGATACGTCGTTTTAACTATAAGGCTAATTGACGAATAATTTGAGTCTGGGAGGTCAATAGTGCCAACCAATCTCCAAGTTGAACCTGAGCTAGAAGTGTTTCCTATTCCCCAGCCCAGCATTCTATTTATGCGGTCTGAAGCGCCATCACCACCTCTAAACTGAAGTTCTCTTGTACCAACTCTACCAGCAACATCTAATGCTGACTGTGGAGAGGCATCAAGAATTCCAATCTCATCAGAAGCCGCATCCACGAAAAACATATGCGAGCTGTTGTTAGACTCAACGCGGAAGTCGGTGTCTTGTGATGCGTTGTTAATAACAACCGCAGACTGTGATGCCTCTAAAACTGCATAGCTTCCGTTAGGTGAAATACGTGCTGTACTCCCGCTCGTACCAAACTCTGAATTACCAGAGCTATCTACAAACTGAATGACAGAGGTGGAATCAGTAGACTCAAACTTAGCAACTACGTTAACTGTGCCTGATTTTACATGTAGCCGATAGTCTGGTGAAGTTTCATTTATGCCAACGAAGCCTTGGCTTGTTATCCGCATATGTTCGGTATTGTTGCCGCCATTAGCCCTTGTAGCTAACGACAAATATCCATCGTAGTTACCAGCAGTATCGTTTTCTTTTCTGCCAGCTATGCTTGCAAGAAAAGTATCGGCTGTTCCGCTATAAGTTCCACCCAGTGAAATTTGGGAGCCTTGGTTAATAGCGGCGCTTTCTGTGTTAGAAATATAAAGCTGTCCACGTCCAAAAGTTGCTGAGTTAGCGCCGCGAACATCCAAAGGCGCTGTTGGCGAAATGCCGACGCCTACCCGGTCATTGCCAGCGTCAACAACGAGCATATTGGCGTTGTTGTTAGACTCAACGCGGAAATCCATGTTGTTAGAGTTTTCATTGAAAACTATTTCAGTCCCTGTTGAGTTGAGATTATCAAAGATTAAATTGCCAGCGGTAGTGTGCTTGATAAATGCGTAGTCACCACCTGCTCCATCTCCGTTAGAATCTCCGTCCAGTACAAGCACTGCTCCGCCAGCGTTGCTAGAACCAATAGTAATTACCGCCTCTCCGCTTGGCTTAACGTGAAGACCGTTAGCATTAGGTGCGCTAGTGGCTATACCAACACGGTCATTACCAGCATCCACAAACAGCATATGGTTGTTGTTGTTCGATTCGACGCGGAAGTCTTGGTCGTTACTATCTTCGTTTAAGACAACACTAGCACCACTGCCGCCTGCGGAATTAATTGCTCTAATTAAACTATTAAACCCATTAAGGCTAGAATTTACTCCTTCTATAGCCAAAGCAAACCCGTCAGAAGCCGCGCTGTACTGAGTTGTTTGGATACGCATACGGTTTGCACCGCCATGCCTAAAATTAAAGGTGTTTGAATTAGTAAA